GTGCATTTGGTTGTGACTCTTATGATATATCAGGAACTGTAGATGGTAAAGGTTCTAATGGTGCACTTCATGGACTTACTAAATTTTCAATGGAAGATGCTCCGCCTAATCACTTTTTTCTTGAATATATAGCTAGACCTCAAACAGCTGAAATATTTTTTGAAGATGTATTAATGGCTATGGTATTTTATGGCATGCCTATACTTGCTGAAAATAATAAACCAAGGTTGTTATATCATATTAAAAGAAGAGGTTATAGAGGTTTTAGTATGAATCGTCCTGATAAAATATGGAATAAATTATCGCCTACTGAAAAAGAAATAGGTGGTATACCAAACACAAGTGAAGATATTAAGCAAGCGCATGCTTCAGCTATTGAAAGCTACATAGAAGAGCATGTAGGATTAATGGAGCAAGGATACGGCGATATGTATTTTCAAAAAACATTAGAAGACTGGGCACAGTTTAATATTAATAATAGAACAAAGCACGATGCTTCTATTAGTTCTGGTTTAGCTATCATGGCTTGTAACAAGAATAGATATAGGCCTATGCCAGAAAGACATAAAAAAATTATTAATTTAGGTATTAAAAAATACGATAATACAGGTTATGTTTCAAAAATAAAATAAATGAATATAATTCCAAACGCAAACACAACAAGTTCTTTTCCAAGTCAGGTAGTACCAGACGCAGAAAAAGCTACATATGATTACGGTTTACGCGTTGCAAGAGCTATAGAAGACGAGTGGTTTAGAAGTGATAGAGGTCGTTATGATAGATTTAATACTAACTACAATAATTTTCATAGATTAAGATTATACGCAAGGGGTGAACAATCTGTACAAAAATATAAAGATGAATTATCTATAAATGGTGATTTATCATATCTTAATTTAGACTGGAAGCCTGTACCTGTTATACCTAAGTTTGTTGATATTGTAGTTAATGGTATGTCTCAAAGAAGCTATGAAATTAAAGCATATGCACAAGATCCTGAGTCTATAATGAAAAGAACTGCTTATGCAGAAGCTTTACAAAGAGACATGACGCAGAAAGATATTATAAATCAAATTAAACAAGTAACAGGTTTAGACGTATCAAAGTCTCAAGGTAAAGGTTTAGAGCTAGAAAACGAAGAAGACTTGCAGCTTCACATGCAAATGAATTATAAAGAGTCTATTGAAGTAGCAGAAGAAGAAGTAATTAATCAAGTTTTAGATTACAATAGATATGATTTAATAAGACGTAGATTAAATTATGATTTAACTGTTCTTGGTATAGCATGCGTTAAAACAAATTTTAATAGATCAAATGGTATTGAAATAGATTACGTTGATCCATCTAGTTTAGTTTATTCTTATACAGATGATCCAAACTTTGATGATCTATATTATGTTGGCGAAGTTAAATCAATAAGTTTACCAGAACTTAAAAAACAATTTCCAAACTTAACTACTTCTGAAATAGAAGAAATACAAAAATATCCTGGTAATACTAATTATACTAGAAATTTTAACGGTCGTTATGACGATCAAACTGTTCAAGTACTTTACTTTGAATATAAAACTTATACTAATCAAGTATTTAAAATAAAAGAAACTGCATCAGGTTTAGAAAAAACATTAGAAAAACAAGATGTATTTTTAGAAGCGCCTGAAACTGATAACTTTAAAAAAGCTTTTAGATCAATAGAAACTTTATATAAAGGTGCTAAAATACTTGGTCATAATATGATGCTTAATTGGTCACTATGTCCTAATATGACTAGACCTAACTCTGATACTACTAGAGTTAATATGAATTATAATATAGTAGCACCTAGATTATACAAAGGTCGTATAGAATCAATTGTAAGCAGAATAACTGGTTTTGCTGATATGATACAGCTTACACATTTAAAACTGCAACAGGTTATGTCTAGGATGGTGCCTGATGGCGTTTTTGTAGATGTAGACGGTTTAGCAGAAGTAGATCTTGGTAATGGAACAAACTATAATCCAGCCGAAGCTATAAACATGTATTTCCAAACTGGTAGTATAGTAGGTCGTTCTTTTACGCAAGATGGTGGTCCTAATCCTGGTAAAGTACCAATACAAGAACTTCAAACTTCTAATGGCTTAGGTAAAATACAAAGCTTAATACAGACTTATCAATATTATTTACAGATGATAAGAGATGTAACCGGGCTTAACGAAGCAAGAGACGGTAGCACTCCTGATAAATATGCATTAGTTGGTTTACAAAAATTAGCAGCTGCAAATAGTAATACAGCAACAAGACATATACTTCAAGCTAGTTTATATTTAACATTAAAGACTTGTGAGAATATATCATTAAGAGCTTCAGACGCGTTAATGTTTCCAATGACTAAACAATCATTGATGCAAAGTATATCAAGATATAATGTAGGTACATTAGATGAATTATCAAAATTAAGCATGCATGATTTTGGTATATTCTTAGAGCTTGAACCAGACGAAGAAGAAAAACAACTACTTGAACAAAATATACAAATAGCTTTACAAGCTGGGCAAATAGATTTAGAAGATGTAATAGATGTTAGAGAAGTTAACAATTTAAAGTTAGCTAATCAAATGCTTAAAAAGCGTAGAAAAGATAAAGCAGCTAGAGATCAACAAGCACAGCAAGCTAATATACAAGCACAAGCACAAGCTAACGCTCAAGCAACTGAAGCTGCTGCATTAGCAGAAACACAAAAGCAGCAAGTATTGACTGAGCAAAAAATGCAACTTGAAAAAGCTAAATCTGATTTTGAAATACAAAAAATGGAAAGAGAAGCTCAAGTTAAGCAACAGCTTATGGAGTTAGAATTTAATTACAATATGCAACTAACTAAAGCTCAAGGACAAGCTAAAGTACAAGAAAATAAATTTAAAGAAGATCGTAAAGACGAAAGAACTAAAATACAAGCTACACAGCAAAGTGAGCTTATAGACCAAAGAAAAAATGATTTGTTACCTAAAAACTTTGAGTCAGCAGGTAATGATACATTAGGTGGATTTGGTTTAGAACAATTTACACCTAGATAATTATTAACTATTATATTATATTATGTCAGAAGAAGTAAAAAAAGAAGGATCTTTTAAGGTAAAGAAAAAACCTGGAAGGCCTAGAAAACTTGTTTCACAAGATGAAACAATAAAAGTAGATTTAAATAAAAAAGAAGAAGATGCCGTTGAAGAGCAAAAAACAGATGAGGTATCTGTTCGCGACGGATCCGAAGTTAGCGAAGAAGTTCCTCAAGAAAACAACGAAGAAACAATTGAAGAACCTTCCGGAGAAAGTAAAGAAAAAGAAGAAGAGGTAATTACTATAAGTGAAATTACTGAAGAAGAACAACAAACTGAAGAGCCAGTAGTAGAACAAACTACTGAACCTGTAGTCGAACAAAGACAACTTCCAGAAAATATAGAAAAGCTAGTGCAGTTTATGGAAGATACAGGTGGAACAGTTGAAGACTATGTTAGGATTAATGCTGATTATTCTAATGTAGATAATAATACTTTATTACAAGAGTATTATAGAAGAACTAGACCTCACTTAGATTACGAAGAAATTAGCTTTTTAATGGAAGATAATTTTAAGTATGATGAAGAGGTTGATGATGAGCGAGATATAAGAAAAAAGAAACTTGCTTATAAAGAAGAAATTGCTAAAGCCAAAAACTTTTTGGAGGAAACGAAAAAGAAGTATTACGACGAGATCAAGTTGAGACCGGGCGTTACTCAAGAACAACAAAAAGCAATGGACTTTTTCAATAGATACAACGAAGAACAGAAAATGGTTCAAGAGCAACATGGAAGGTTTAAACAAAGAACCGACAACTTTTTCAACAAAGAATTTAAAGGTTTTAATTTTGATGTTGGAGATAAGAAGTTTAGGTTTAAAGTTGCTAATACCACAAATGTAGCTAAAAACCAATCTGACTTAACTAATCTTGTTGGGAAGTTCCTAGATAATAAAGGGGAAGTCAAAGATTACGCTGGTTATCATAAAGCCATTTATGCTGCTGAAAACGCTGATACTATAGCTAGTCATTTTTACGAGCAAGGCAAGTCCGATGCTATTAAAGATATGACTGCTAAATCTAAAAATATAACAGAAGATGCTAGGCAAACTGCTGCTAACGCTGGAGATGTTTTTATTAATGGATTGAGAGTTAAAGCAATATCAGGAGCAAATAGTTCTAAGTTAAGAATAAAAACAAAAAAATAACTTAAACTAAAATTATAAAATTATGAGTTTTGCAACTGGAGGAGCTTTTCCTCCAACTTTAATTCCAGCTGCTAAAAAACAAGCTTTAGATACTAATTATCTAAAGTTTAACGATGGCACTGGAACTGGAAACACTGATACTTTTGCTCAACAATACTTACCAGAATTGTATGAAGCAGAGATCGAAAGATACGGAAATCGAACTTTACAAGGTTTCTTGAGAATGGTAGGCGCTGAAATGCCTATGATGTCTGATCAAGTAATTTGGTCTGAGCAGAATAGATTACACATCGCTTATAATAATTGTACTATTGCTTCAAACACTACTATTGAAGTTCCTTTAGAAGCTGGTAAAAACTGTGCTATTAGAAAAGGTGCTACTATTATAGTTTCTTCTAATTTAAAAACAATAAAAGCTAGAGTTGATGATGTTAGCGCTATACAAGCTGGACCTAAAGCAACAGTTACTGTTGAAACATACAAGGTAGCTAATTTAGGTGATATTCTTAACGCTACAGACGCCAAAGTGTTTGTATATGGTTCTGAATTTAAAAAAGGAACTGCAGGTATGGAAGCTGCTGATAATTTAGCCACTTCTAAAGTTGCTGCTATTACTCCTGACTTTACACAGTTTTCAAATAAGCCAATAATCATTAAAGATTATTACGAAGTAAATGGATCTGATACTGCTCAAATTGGTTGGGTTGAAGTAGCTACTGAAGCTGGTCAATCAGGATTTTTATGGTATCTAAAAGCTGAATCTGAAACAAGATTACGTTTTGA